CTGCCCAGTCGTTATCATCTGCCCAATCGGGCACGACCACCGGCACAGCGCTGCCCTTGAGGACGTTATCGTAAACGTAACCCGATTCGCGCACGAGCGCTCCACTGCATAGTTCCAGGGCGGTCTTCTGCAGCGCGCGTGGCACCAAGATAAATTTTGGGTTGACGGCTAACATAGGACCTGTGCCGCGTAGGGGAGCAGAGTTCTTGATTAGCATAGGTTGACGGTAAACCTTACGGCAGGTCTGGTCCCAAGCGTCCGCGCTGAGTGCGCTGGTGCCCAGGTTGGCATGCCCGCCTGCCGTAGTTACGGCTGTGGCATTGAAGAGCGCACCGCCATCAGCCATAGTAGGTCCCACGCCGCCGTTGGCAGTGAAAATCTGCGCCACAAGCTTGGAGATCTTGCGCATGCCGGCAGTAGCCAGCTCCCGCGCGTAGGCACGCAGTTTGCGCGTTTCATCCCGGTCAATCAGCTCTAACGTGAGCGGGATGTAGCCGCCATACTTGGTGAAGCTCGCGGTCTCGGGCGAGTCACCCACTTGCAGCTCAGTGTAGCTGGCACCTTCCGCCACCGCGGGCAGGTCACCCACGGTGCCGATCAACGTGCCGGTGATATCATGCAGGCTGTTGAAGTGCTCCTGCACGGTGATGTCTTTCCACCAGTCGTAGCCGGCGCGCCCTAAATCTTCCCAGGTGTTGGTCACAACCTTATTGAGCGCATTCTTGACCAGACCGCTAAAATCGGCGGTGGTGGCAAGCTGTGCCCGCTGCGGGTAATAGCCGCCGTGCAGCTCGTAATCATCCGTAAGCGTGAGATACAGCTCGCGGATGCCGCTCAAGCGCGGCACAGAGGTGTGCTGCGAGCCTTTTTCCCGCGGCACGCCGAAAAGGTCATCTACAGCCGCCTGCAGGCGTTCCTCGGGGGTGAGCATGCCTTCGATGCGTGCTGGTCCCTTGACTACATTACCGCTCTCCAAGTCAGCTAACATGCCGCGTGCCTCGCGGATAGCCGCTTGCAGCTCGCTAGGTGCAAAGGTTCGATCCTGGAATTGCTGGCGGATACGCTGGCTTACCGGCGCCGGCAGGCTGCTTTGCGCTAAGCTCGCGTCCAGCACCATCGCGCTCATCTGCTTGCGCATGTCGCGTAGCTCAGCCAGCTGGGCTTGCAACGCTTGCGGGCTTTCGATAGCGGGCTCCGCGAGCTCTACTTGGCTTGCTAAGGGTTCATTGGGGTTATTCTCTAAAGTTTGCATCAAAACATCTCCTTTTAGTTTTGGCGAAAAGCCAATTTGGTTGAGCGCACGCAGGAACATCCCGCCGCGCGCCGGGTTATAGACCAGGTCCACCGAAAAAATCTTGAGGATTTTCTCCACGCGGTGGTCCTTTCCGTTGAACAAAATATCGGCTGAAAAACCTACGCGCACCGCGGGCTCGTCTTTCTCCTCTAGCACCTGCCTGCCAACCTTGGTCAACAACTCAGCGGAGGGACCAAAGGCATGCAGCTCAGCGCGGATGCCCTGCGCACGTTCGTCCCAGCTCACCTTGCGCAGGATGCCGGCGATATCCCGCACCGAGCGCGACCTCCAGTCGTGATCCACAAAACAGTTCACGCCTTCCCACAAGCTCAGCGACTGGCGTAGCACCTCCGGCGGGAACTCCCAACCGTTGGCTGCACCGGCTGTAATCGCCAAAATTTCAAAACGGTCTGGGCTGAGGGCTTGGGCTTCGAGCGCTAAGCGTTCGCGGTATTCTTCTCGGGTTTCCGTTTCAAGTTCGTTCTCTTTCACAAATTACTCCTTTCATTGTCAGGTTTTCCGAATTTGCCTTTCTTCCAATGCGGGCGATAACCTTCTCATGCTTCTACATGGCTGCCTCCCTCACCTAAAAAGCGATATATCAAGCGCAGCATTTCCTCTTGGTCAATCAGACCTTGCGCATAAAGCGCCTGCGCTACCTCAGCCACCTTGCTGCCGGCTTCAGCTAAGGATTGGTTATCGCGTGCGGAGATATCCCCAGCTAAGATGCGAATCTCAGCTTGCGGATCGACGCGCGGGTCTACCAGTGCCCGGCGGCTGACGGCAGCGTGCAGCAGGTCAGCCAGCATCCATTGCATAAAGCACTGGCGCTGCGCAAAGCGCTGCAAGGTAGCACTATCGGCTGCCTCCGCTGTTGTGCGCGTGCTGGATTCGGGCTCAGCCAAAAAGTGCAGCGGCAACCCAGCACCAGCGGCGATCATCTTCTTAATGGCTAAGCCGTCGCTGGAGGCATCCAGCGCTTCTAAGTGCGGCGAGAGGACTGTCCACTCCTCGTTTTCGTCGGTCACCAACACCGAGCCAGGCGCAGGCGGGTTGGCAGCTAATTGCAGCTGACGCGTGGAACGGGCAGATTCGCTGGCAAAGCGCGCCTTGACCACGTACATAAAGGCGTTGCGGAAACGGTTGAGGCGCACGCGGTCTTCCAGCCAGGCAGCGTAGCGCGAAAGCCAACGCAGCACAGGCGCCAAGTCCGGCTCGCCCCATTGCGCGCCAGCCGGCCGGTTGATGGCATAGTGCAGCATCACCGGCTGCAGCTCCAGCGTGCCTTGCCAGGGAGCAAAGGCTGGGTAGCGCGTCACCTCTCCTTCCACATCCGGCCGGGTGAAATACGCCACCTCCTGCTCCACGTCGTTTGCGCGGGACTCAATGCGCTCGATATCCGCCGAAGGCACCACGCGCAAGTAAGACATACCGCTCGGGTCCATCGATAGCAGTAAAAAGAGGTTGCCGCTGCGCGCCAACTCATCCGAAAGCTCGCTCAAGCGTGCATCCATGCGGTTGAGCGGGTGATGCCAAAACTCCTGCAAAAAGGCTTGCGTGGCAGCATGCTCGCAGCGCGGAGCCATCCCGCCGCCGGTGACATACTGGCTGGTCAGCTCCACAATGCGCCGCGCCAATGGGTTGAAGCGCCAGGCGTCTAGGCAATCCGCCATTACTTGCTGGCGGTCAAAGCTGTGCCGGTCGTGCGGCAAATCGCCCAAGGAGCTGGCACCTACGAGAAACGTATTCTCGTCTTCCGGCAGGCTCATGTGCAAGCGCATGGGCATTGGTTTGGTTTGATTTTCCGCCTCATGTGAAGTTGTTTCCGGTGCGCTTTCAAGCTCGGTGGTGGCGCCATTTTGCCGGCGTAAGAAATTAGGTAAGGAAATACGCTGTGTCTGTGTCATTTCAAATGACCTCCATTCCAACAAGTTGTTCGGTTGTAATTAAGGTAGGTTGAATTTCCTGGCGTGGGCAGGCAAGACCATCCAGCGGACAAGCTTCCACCGACTGCTTCCCAGTGCGCCCAAAATAAGCCAGAAGCTCTGCCTGCGTGCCATTCCAGCGGTCATAATCCATGTACCAACCGCTGCCGCCGATGGCTGGCGCGCGCTCTGAGGTCTGATGAATGCGCCAGGCGCTTACGCTCTCGGGCAGCCGCGGTGGGCAGGGGAACTCGGGCGTATACGCTGGGTAGCTGCGCCGAGCCAGGTATTGTGCCAGCCACCAATCCAGCTTCGGAAGATCGCGTACACTCAAGTGTTCGTTCACCCAGCTGGCACGCGAGTAAACCAGCGGCAGCCGGCCTGTCTCTGCTTGTAAGATTTTCAGGCACTCACCCAACGTTTGGGTGATTTTCCCCCGCGTCTGGCTGTGATCCAGCTCCAGATCAAGTACCAGGCGCACACTTTCTATGTCCACGCCTCCCAGGATGCTGAGGAAGCTGTCCATCTGCCGGCGGGCGGATTCACCCGGGAAGATGACATGATAGGGCAAGATGCACACACCAATACGCTGTGCTTCAGCCAAGTAATACGAAAAAGCTGGGTCCCGATAGCCCCAGGATTGCCCCGTGCGCATGGCGATAAACTCAACAGCTGGCTGATGTGCCGCTATTAGGTCAAAATCCGGCCGTCGGCGGCCATCGGCGCTGCAGTTATAGACCGAAAGGTCTATGCCTAAAGGGTATTGCTGATTAGTCGTGAAATATGTCATCTAAAAACCTCCATCCATTTCTTTGATTGGGTCAGGCGCTGCGATTACCAGTGGCGCGCTGCTGCTCACGCTCCAAGGCTGCTCGTCGAGCATTGCCACCATCGCCGCAGAGAGCACTAAGTCGTCGTGCAGCAAGCCACCGCCTTGCGGGTCTCGCGCTGCCTCCGGCACACCCCAAGCAATGAAATGCTCCGGTCCGCTGCTGACGCTGTAGCTCACCGCAGCGAGCTGTCTCTGAAAAAGCGCTTGCAGGCGCGCGGCTTCACTTTGCTCCTTATCAGGCAAGTAATCTTGAAAGCGGCCAGTGTCGATCACCGCTAAAAAGCCCCAACCTAAGCGGGATTTCACCTGCTGCGTAAAGCGCAGCTGGACCACACGCTCGCCAAAGCGGTCAGCCAAAAATGATGCCACCCCCGCCCCAACGCCGCTGGCATCTACCACAATGCATTGCGGCTGCCAGCGCTCTACAAGCGCCAGCAGGCGCGCATATTGCGTGCTGTGTTTCTCCCCCGTCCAGAGGTAACGCTGCATCACTTTGTAGATCGGCTTGCCTACCAGCTCGTCAGAC